CAATATCAGAAATAAACGATGCTCAAGATAAAGAATTAGAAGCCTATTCAAAACTTTGGAACCTTATAAACAAAAAACCATGATACATATAAAAATTGAAAGGCTAAGTCACAATCTTTTCCAAGCAATAGGAAACGATGACTTCAAAGTAAACGGTTGGGGATTTGACATCCAAGGCGCTTTAGAGAATTACAAAGAGCATTACAAAATGATCTACAATAAAAGCATTGTTGATTACAAATGGAGTTGAGTCTATGAATGGAATTATTTGGAGATAACCACTAAAAATAAAACTATGAAAGCATTTCACGGAAATCCAGAAATTAAAGAAGAATATCTTAATCGAATTCGAATGCATCGAGCAGCCGATCAAATCATTCACGGAAGTTACTGGGAGAATGGGAAGGGTTGCGCGGTAGGATGTACAATTCATGGCAGTCAACATGATCGATACGAAATTGAATTGGGAATCCCTAAAAACTTGGCCTACCTAGAAGATTCAATTTTCGAAGGGCTTTCAAATGGCGCTGCCTTAGATTTTCCTGAACAATTTTTATCCGCAATCAAAGTGGGCGCTGATCTCTCAATGGTATACTACAAATTCATGGTTTGGATGCTTATAGATCCATTACAAGGAGTTTTACGATTTGCTGATGAAAGCGGATCAATAGCAATTAAACGAGTCGCTGAACTTCACCAATTGGAAATTAATAGGGCCGCAGCAGGGGACGCAGCAGGGGACGCAGCACGGGCCGCAGCACGAATTCAACAACGCGACCAATTATTAAAACTATTATCTGAGGTTATTTAACCTATAACAAAAATGGAGACAAACGAAATCACACGAATAGAAGCAACGCCGTCAGGACTTTTGCAGCAAGCAATTGAAAAAGGATTGGGCGTTGAAGAGCTTAGTAAATTGATGGATTTGCAAGAACGATGGGAAGCAAATCAGGCACGTAAAAGATTCTTTGAGGCATTTACTGAATTTCAATCTCATTCACCAGAAATCAGGAAAACAAAGGAGGTAAAATTTGAAACAAAGACCGGAGGAACCACTAATTACAAATACGCTCCACTTTCTGAAATTACAAATCAGATTTCTAAGTCTTTACAAGATGCAAATTTAAGTTATCGATGGGAAATTCAAGATAATGCAACAGAAATAAAAGTCACTTGTTTGATCTCTCACATCGAGGGGCATACCGAACAAACCACAATGACAGCCAATCCTGATATAAGTGGAGGTAAGAACGCAATACAAGCAAGGGGTAGCGCAATTGAATATATGAAGCGTTATACATTAATTGGTGCGCTAGGTATTTCAACAGCTGATACTGATGTCGATGGTAAAATTCCAGAAGTTGATATGAACAAATTACATAAGGATTTTATGGATGTTTATAATCAGATAATTATTTTGGATGCTACTCAATCTCGCATACATCCAGATAACTGGAAAATGGAAGCTACTGCAAAAGGTTATGTGAAAGCAATCGGTGAAGCAAGGAAAATTCTTTTTGAACTTCAAAATAAGAAATCATGAGTTGGTTAGATGATTTAGTAGAAGGGAATTACTCGCCCAAAAATATCGAACAAGGTTCGGAGCAATGGGAGAACATTCGTGCGGGCCGTTTTACAAGTTCAGAGATTTACAAGATCATGGAATTTGGCTATCGTCCTATGACCGAACAGGAATTGAAGGCCAGACCAAAGACAGGTAAAGGCTCAAAGACCACTCGTGTTCCTGACCCAACTCAAATGAGCGAAGGTGGAAAGACGTATATAACCCAAAAGGTAGCTGAAGTTCTAACTGGTCAACCTAAACAGTCCGCTTACGCTTATCCTTTGGTATACGGTAAAGAAACGGAACCGATGGCAGTGGAACACTTCGAAAAAATGACTGGCTATACATGCGAAGAAATAGGCTTCCAGACATGGGGTGAACATGCCGGGGGAAGTCCTGATAGATTCATAGTTGAAATCAAAGAAGGCTTGGAAATTAAATGCCCTTTTCAATCAGAAAATCAGGTTGATTATCTTATCTTAACTGACCATTATGATTTGAAAAGAATGTATCCTGCCTATTATTGGCAGTGTGTTTCTTTAATGCTTTTCACTTCTTTAGAAGCTTGGAATTTTTGCACTTATGATCCTCGAATGATTGCCGAAAAGCATAAGATGACAAGGATTAGAATTGAGGCAAGCAAAATTGAAGAGGACATGGATTTAGTGAATACTGCCATCGCTTCCGCTGTTAAAGAAAAACTTTCACTTTTAGATACACTGAAATGATAAACGAATTTAGACTTTTCCTTGCCGAAACATTTCTAAGATGGGCTTTTGATATTGCCCCTGAAGAGAGGGGCAAAAAAGTTAGAATAGCGGTTATGGATTATTTTATAAAGCTGAACATAAATAAATCAAAATGACTTGTACCATACCTGGATGCGATAATCCCTGCGAAGGAACTCTTTGGATATGCGCTACTCATAACGCACAAAAAAGGAAAGCTGAACGCGAAGAAAAGAAGGTTCAAATAGTTAAGCCGATTCGGAAAGTTTCGATAAGGAAGGCCAAAGAGTTGGATGAATATTCGATATTAAAGAAAGAATTTTTGGAAACTAAGAACGCTTGCGAGATACGATTGCCGGGATGTTTTATAAGTTCTTACGAAGTCCATCACTGTTCAATGAGTGACAAAGATTTTTTGAACACCGAAACATGGCTGGCGGTTTGTAGGCGATGCCATTCACGATTGGAAACTGAAATGAGCGCTGAAGAAAGACGGGAAAAAGGATATTTAATATGAAAGCAAACAAAGCAAGTTCATCGGAAAGCGCTAGGCATCCTTATTTAAGACGCGGCTTTTGGCTTACTAATAGATTCTGGTATGATAGTGATATCTATTCAAAAGAAACCAGAGAACGCTTAGATAAGCTTATTTTAACGTTCGAACATCCAAATAGGTTAATGCTGGATTTAATCAAAACAATATGAGCCAAACTGATTACATAATTGCCTATCTCAAACCTCCAGGAAGAGTAATTGATCCAATGAAAGCTTTAAGATTATTCAATTGCTGGGCCTTAAGTTCAAGAATCTCTGACATCAAAAAGAGAAAGCTACCAATACAATCGAAGTTAGTTTACAATCGGAAGACTAAGAAACAGTACGCAACCTATTTCTTCAAATGACAATAACAGCAACAAATATTAAGGCCGAAAGGCTAAGAGTTAAAAACGACCTTTTTGTAATGAGTTGTTATAGTTCAGGGGTATCTTTTACTAAGGCAGCTTCGCAACTTTTGGGAGGGGAGTGCAAAATATCTTTTGAGAAGGGTAATGGTAAATTTATAGCCTATAGAGATGATATGAATGGATTCCAAGTAAGATACCATAACGGAATAACTATTATTGGAAGTAGGCCTCTACGGGAACTTCTAGAGGATTTATTTGAAAGGTCGAAGCCTAAGTTTGAAATTTCAGAATGCAATGATTTTTTTGAGCTTAAACTTATAAAATGATCTACCTTCTCCTTCCTCCGATTTTCTTATTAGCTTACATGAGCTTAGTATTTTATTATTTCAAAGACTTTGATAAAGATTTAAACTGGTAATCGATGGATATTTTATCAGATAAAAATGTTATTATAAGAAAAACTCGTAGATGTTATGCGTGTCTTCGAGTCTTTAAAAAAGGAACATTGATGAGATGCCAAGTTAATACTTATGATGGCATTGGTTCGTGCTATTGTTGTGCCACCTGTCAAATGCTTTTAGATAAATTTCCTAAATATTTCTTTGATGAAGACGAGCATATTTATCCTGAAAGTTGCGTATTTGAAATACTGAACGATCATCAGGCAAATAATCCAGAAGAGTTACTTACTAAATTAATGAATCTATGACCCACCTAGACCTAAAGACAATCCTAGAATACCGAGAACAGGAACAGAGATTAAGGAAGTTCAAAAATTCGCAATGGGATAAAATTTTCGGCTTCAATCCCTTAATCGCTGCCGTTTTCACCTGCTTAATCGGAGCTATGTTTGCAATTGCTATACTATTTATCACTTCTATTGTTGTGAAATGATAAGCGAAGTTTTTAACATGGATTGCATGGAAGGAATGGATCAATATCCAGATAATTATTTTGATTTGGCTATTTGTGATCCTCCCTACTTCAGTGGTCCTGAAAAAAGAAATTTCTATGGACGTGAATTTTCAAATCATAGAGTAAAGCGAATTGATTATAAGCCGCTGGAAAATTCTTGGGATGTACCAGATTATCATTATTTCCAAAAACTATTAAGAATAAGTAAAAATCAGATACTTTGGGGTTGTAATTATTATCCTTTTTTATATGATACTCCCGGTAGGATTGTTTGGGATAAAGTCAATGATCAAAGCAGTTTTTCAGATTGTGAAATTGCTTACTGCAGCTTAATCAAAACAGTGAAGATTTTTAGATATATGTGGAATGGCATGATGCAAGGTACCGGAGATGGTACCTCTAAAAAAATGCAGGGTAATAAAGAAATGAATGAAAAGAAATTTCATCCTACCCAAAAGCCAATAGCCCTATATAAATGGCTTTTAAAGAACTATGCCAAAGAAGGGGATAAAATACTAGATACACATCTTGGCTCGGGCTCAAGTCGAATAGCTGCCTATGACATGGGCTTTGACTTCATAGGTTACGAACTAGATAAAGATTACTTTGATGCTTCAGTAAAGCGATTTGAGCAGTACAAAAGCCAATTAAAACTATTTGCATGAGACTTCGAAATGACTCCATAACCCTTAAACCTAAAGAGGAAACAATGAAAACAATTTATAATTGTCTTATTCTAAACGATTATCCAGAAAAGCACTATGCCTCAAATCTGGCCGCGAAACTTAAGACTATTGAAACACGAACCAGGGAATTTAAATATCGTGGTGATTTAATTATTTGTTGCGGTGAAAAGTCGGTAACCAAAAACGCTGGCTTAGCTCTTTGTGTTGTGAATTATTATGATTGCATTGAAATGACCAAAGATAATGAGAAAGAAGCAATGATAGAAGTTTTTCCGAAGGCTAAAGCTATGCTATTGAAAGATTGGAGATATTTTAACAGGAAATTTTCATTCGCCAAACGAAGAATTAGCGGGCCATTTCAAGGCATATTTCAAATCACGTTACCGGATGATGTTTTTATTCTAAAAGGCCAAGATGAAAAGGTAACCGAATTTCACAATCATGGTTTCTATTAATTTTTTTCTACTATTTGTTTTGTGATGTGATAAGAATTATTACTTTTGTCTTGTCAAAGGCGCACCATTCGAATGAATGCTTTGAGCGGAAAAGAATTTATGAACCCTGACGGGGAAGGCAGTGCGCGCCAACTTCGTCAGGGTTTTGCGTTTATATGGCGGTTACTGTATGGGGTTATACCCCGGTGTTTTGATGGTTCAAATCCATTACCGCTTCAAATAAAGGTTTTGCACAACTTGTTAAGCCGATCATAACTAGTCTATGATGAAAAATAAGTATCTGTTTTTAGTGGGTGGAATCTGGGTAGTGTTACGACTTCACGAACCCAGTCAATGGATGGTCGAAAGGCTAGATAGAACACTCGTCAGTAAGGAGGGATCTTAATTTAAGATAGG